TTAAGGCGTCGGTCCGAAGAGCTTCAGCTTGATGGCGATGCCGGCCATCAGGGCGAGCAGGACGCCGGTGGTGATCAGCCGCACGGCGGTCTGGACGGCCGTCTGTTTCGCGAGGCGGAAACCCGCGAGCAACGAGCGAAGATCACGGATGTCCTCGGCGGCATCCTGGCCATCGAGGCCGACCTCATGCAGGGCGCGCCGCGCACCCGTCTCGGCCGCGCGCTCCAGCAGGGCTTCAAACTCGGCGGCCGGCAGCGCGATCAGCGCCCCGCTTTCTGGTTCCTTGTCCATGACGCAATCCGGGAGTGATCAGAGGACCAGCGAGCCGGCCAACGTGAACCCGATCCCGGCGAGCGTGGCGTCGGGTGTCGATGGCGCGACCAGGCTGAGCACCTGGCCGGGCTCCAGCACGGTGTCGCTGGCGGCGATGAAGGTGGCGCTCGTAGCGGCGGCGGCGAAGCGCATGGTGGCGCTGCTCACGCCATCGACCCGGATGTCGAAATCCGCACTCGCGGTTGCCGCGGCCTCGGCGCTGGCATGGCTTCCGGCAAGATCGATCTTCAGCCGGGTGCGCCGCGCCACTGGGACCCGTGCGATCACCTCGTCCGCTGCCGGCTGCCCGGCCTTGTAGCCGCTGATGTCGGCCGGGGGATCGGCCGCATCCGCGGTCTCGACAACCTCGATCGCAAGCCACGTGCGCTCGAGGCCACGCAGCTCCCCGGCAGTGCCGACATAGACGGCCAGCTCGAACCAGTCACCCGCCGATACCGGCAGGACGGCGCTCGACAGGTTGCGCATCTGGTTGGAGTAGCCGCTGTCGCCGCGGACGATGACGGCGCCGCCGCCCGGCACGCTGTTTCCGTTCTTGCGCACCTCGACCAGCTGACTGGTCGGCGAGGTCTGCCACTCGATGTTGCCGACGATCCGGACCTTCGTCACCCCGGCGGGAATGGTCAGGCGGGAGGGCTGGCCCGCATCCCAGAATGCGTCGCTGTCATACTCGGCGCTTTGCCATGGTACGGCGACGTAAACGCCGGTCGTCGCGACGCTGAAATTGGTCGAGCGTCGCAGCAGCGCGCCCCGGAAGGGCAGAAGGGCGCGGTTGAAGATGCCGACGCCTGTGGCGCCCCACGCAGCACCATCGAACTGGAGGACGTCGCCGTTGGCGGCGCCGGCGATGGAGACGTCGGTGAGATCACCCAATGCACCAGCGCCACCGCCGACCCCGTAGAGGTCGCCGCCATTGCCCTGAACCAGCACTGTCGCGCCCGGTACGACGACGACCTCTGCGCCGGAGCCCGCATATTTGGCGCGAACGTCGTGGCCGCCTTGGCACGCGTTTCGGATTGCGAGCCGCCGGTGATTGGCGGGCAGCGTCAGGATCCGTGATGCTGTCAGCGTGCCGGTGAGGATGATCAGGCCGTTCCGGTTGGCTTGGGTCCCAGTCAGCGTCAGGTTGGCGTCGGCCATCGCCACCGACAGTGCCTGATTCATGGCGTTGTCGAGGGCATCGACCGCGTCGTTGATCGTGACCTCTTTCTGGTTCTGGGCGGCCGCGACATGGGTTACGGCCAGATTGGGGCTGGGCATCAGTTGATCTCCAAAGTGACGGTGCGCGGGAAGCCGCGGCCCGCGACGGCGCTGATCTGGAAGACGGTGACGGTCAGGGACGACGGGACCGCACCGAAGTCGGCGAGAATGTCGGCATTGGCGTAGACGACGCTCGGGCTCGTCGCGGTGATCGTCCGCTTCACCGCGCCGCCCGGGGTGGAGAGGATGTCGATCTCGTAGGCCTCGGAGGTCTCGCCGAGCGGTACGAGGCCGGTGCCGTCCTTCAACTCGCCACCGATCCGGGTCCGCCGGACCCATGAAAGGCTGATGTTGGCCGGACTGCCGGTCAGAGCCGCCTGCACGTTCCAGGGTGCGTAGGGCTTGAGGTCTCGGCCGGTATGGCTGGCGACCAACGTTTCCGCATCCTCGAAGATCGTGCCGAAGCCGACCGCTCTCCAGGACCGGGGGAGATCGAGATCGCCGAGCGAGGTGACCATGGTCTCGACATCGTCGGGGTCGAGGAGGACAAACAACTCGCCGGCCTCGTGCCCGTCCACGAAGACATCGGTGCCACGTCGGCCACGCAAGAGCCCGGACAGGGTGTATGAGCCGTCCGGGTTGAGCATTACGTCGCGGAACTGGATGATCTCGGGCTCGCCGTTGACCTTGAGGACGAGGGCCGCGTTGGCGCCGCTGAGCATCGAGTCCTGTGTGACGCTCTCCAGCTGGTCGCCGCCGGTGGTCATGAACACCGTCAGGCTGTTCGTCTCATCGGTCGCGAACGGGGATGTCGGCGTGCCGAGGGCATTTGCCGTGGCGCCCCAGGCCGCCTCGCTCAGGGATCGCCCGACCTGTGCCCACGCCGTGCCGTCGGCGCTGCGGTAGAGAGATGCGCCGGGCCAGCCCGGGCCTCCGAAGCCGCCCATGAGGTAGTAGATCCGCGACCCCGACCCGCTGGTGTCATCGGTGTCGCGCAGCAGCGGAAGGTCCGGCAGGATCAGCCGCGTCGCGGCCTGACTGCTGACGAGCTGTACCGGTTTGCCGGAGCCGCCATCGGCAGCCACGTTGGAGACGTAGGTGGCGGCAGCTTCAGAGACTCCCTTCACCGCGAGCGAGAAATCGGCCCCGACGTCGAGACGGGTGATGCGGGTCCGGAAGGTCGAGCCCGACTCGAAGACCACGTCCACGACATCGGTGGGATCGAGGCGCAGCCAGTCGGCCGGCAGCTCTGCTTCGTAGGCGCTGCGTTCGATCCAGGCGCTGTAGAGCGTCTTGGCGGCGATCTGCTTGGCCGTCGTCGCGTCCAGCGCAAGGGCAAGCTCCACGCTGGACTGATTGCGCGAATGCATGGTCGGCAGCGGCAGGGAGGTGCGCTTTTCGCTCTGTGTGCCCTGCTGGTAGTCGGCGCCGCGATCCATGTAGACGACGCTGACCCGTTCCGGCAGCTCGACCTCTTGCGTACGACGCTCACGCCAGCTCTCGCCGGCCCGCTCATCCAACGGCAGCAGAAGATCCGCGTCGATGGTCGCGGCGGGCGGTCGTCCCCGCGTCCGGAACCGCAGGGCATCGTCGCTTTCCGCAGCGTCGAAGAAATAGGCCTGCGCCAGCGGCTCGATCGCGCCTCGCACGGTGGTCTGCCGCCCGATGACATAGCCGGGAACCGTCGCCCCGAGATCGGCGACGTCGATATCGGACAGACCAAGGCCGGCACGGGCGCAAAGGTCGGAGACGATGCCGGAGAGCGTCTCTCCACCACCGCCGCCGCGGTTGAGGAAGAGCTTCGCCCAGCCCTGGCTGCCGCGGACCAGATGCGTGTCGGTGACGGCATCGTAAACCTGAGCACCGCCTTCGCTGACCGCACCCGGCCAGATCTCATTGAGAACGAGAGCGCCTGTGGCGGTGTCCAGCTGGATGACGCGCGTGCCCCGCATCAGCGTCCAACGCTGCCCGCGCAGGCGGCACTGACCGTAGTAGGGCCCTTCGTAGTTGATCTGGATCGGAACGACCGTTTTCCAGACGATGCCGGTGTCGCTGCGCCATTTCAGCGTATAGATGGCGCCGGGCGATCCCCCGTTCGAGATGCGCGCCTGAAAGATGACGCTGTCGTCGGTCGTGTCGTAGGTGAGCCCGCCCGCGCTGCCGTAGAAGCCGGTGGCGCCGCTCTCGACATCCGATGGCGAGAAGGTGGCAACCTTCTCGAAGGTGACGCCTAGGGATTGGCCGGTGAGGCCGTCGTACCCTGCCAGCGCGGAGACCCGCAGGCGGTAGAGGCCGAGGCTTCCATGGTTCGTGCTCGTCCCGCTGCCGAGGATCCAGCCATCCCCGAAGCCTTCGCCGACCGCACCACCAATGACGCCCCGAACGCGAGGCTCCGTGACGCTCTGCCCGGCGCCCCAGACATAGCCCATGGTGTCGGCGCGGATGAGTCCGACGTCGTCGAAGAGCGATCCGGTGAGAACGAAGTCGACGCGGCCAGAGGGGCCGTAGGCGGAGACCATCCCCATCCACGTGGTGGCGACGAACCGCAGGGTCGAATTGGTCAGGCCGTTGCTGGTGGAGCCGAAGCGACCGACCTCCTTGAGAGCGTTCGGTTCGATGCGCAGGATCGGGCGTGAGTTGCTCGATCCGGTCACGACATAGAGGTGACCATCCTCGCCGCAGAACAACGTGCTCGGGAAGTTGTTCGGCGCGACGCCCGTGATGTCCGTCATCCGCGCCTGGCGGTCTTCTTTCATGGTCCGCAGGCTGAAGCGGCGGATCCCGGCCTCGGCGGCGTTGACGTCGCTGTCCAGGAAGTAGCCGTATCCGCGCCGCCAATCGACGGCCAGGTCGTCGATCTGGTAGGCCCCGAAATATCCGCCTTCACCCGTCGTGATGAAATCGAGCAGCTGGTAGGGCTGCTGAGCCGCCCGCTGGTAGGTGATCTCGGCCGTGATGTTGGGGATGCGGTTGCCAAAGTCCGCGAGCGCCAGGTCTTCGAAGACGATGGTGGCAAGACCCCGATGGGCGGGCGCACGGCCCGCGCCGACTTGCGTTTCGATCAGCGGATCGGCCAGCTGATCCTCCGTCCCCGAATGGAAACGGAACTTGAGATCCGGTTTGGCGACGTCGGGGCTCGCGCCGGTCTTGTCGTAGATGAGTTTGCCGTCCGCCCAGATCCGAAGCACGTCCTCGGCCGGCCCTTCGCCGAAGCTGAGGGCGAAGGACGCGAAGTAGGAATACGTGACCGAGGTCTGGGTGGCTCCGCCGCCGCCCTTGCCGCCCGAGCGGGTCCGGGTGACGTTCTGCTGCTCACGGATGCCGGAGGACCAGATCATGTTGCCGGCCATGCGCAAAGTGCCGTAGCCGATGGCGATCGATGCGCCATAGGCGGACGAGGAAACGGTCAGGTCTCCGAGTCGGGGGCCTTCGGTGGTGACGTTCTGCCCCTTGGCCGGGAACAAGAGGCTGCCGACCACCGAGCCGACGAGCCATCCGGCCTGCCAGCCGACGCCGACCGCGGAGCCGAGCGCCGCTCCGCCCACTGCAACGAGAATGGCCATGGGAGGTCAAGATCCGGGAGATCGAAAGCGAAATGCGAACTTGATCTTGGCCGGCCATTCGCCGGCATAGGGTTCCTCGATCACCTGCCTGCGCGTGGCGTGCGCGTGCAGGAGATGCGGCCGTCCGAGCCGTTCCGTCAGAAAGCCGCAATGGCAGGGATAAGCCTGATCAGCGAAGACGAGAACGTCGCCGGGCTTCGCTTGTGTGACGGCGATGCCGTCCATGTGCCCGCGAAAGTGTTCGACGAAGCCCTGTCCCTGCGCGCGGCGCCCATAGGCCGTGCTGTCGTGGTCGGCGAGTTCGAGCGCTCGCGCGACAAGGACCACGAGCCCTGCGCAATCGACACCGGCGCGGCTGCGCCCTTGGTGCCGCCAGGGAACACCCAGCCATGTTCGCGCTTCGGCGACGATCGCATCGGCCAGATCCCCGATCGCGGTGGCGGTCGCTGATGGTGGGCGGTCACCGCGCATCGGGATAGCTCATCATGGCGTCCTGGCCCGGCACGTAGGGCTCGCCGCGAAAGTTCAGGACGTTGGCGAAGCGGTCGATGCAGGTGTCGAGCCGCTTGTCGCAGCCGGGATGAACGCGGAAGGCGTCGCCGGGCTCGATCGCGTATCCCATCGGCAGGAACAGCTCGATCCGTCCGCTGCCTTGGGTCCAGCCCTTGACCTCGATAGAGCGACCGGCATTGGCGCCGGTCTCCCAGGTCAACACACCGCCAGCAAACCAGCCATCGGCCGCTCGCGGTTCATCGAGCGTGGCGTTGAAGATGGCCCGGTCGGTGACTGCCGTCACGATACCCGACCGGCTCCAGGCTTCCTCGGCCTCGAAGACCGCGCCACCATCGGCGGTTTGCGCGCCGACATTGGTGTCGAAGGTCGGTGGCTCGGATGCGGTCGTTCCATCGGTCACGCACCGATAGACGCGGTTCTCGAACATCTGCGAGCCGGTTCCCATTCCCGTACGCACGCGCACCACGTCACCGACGGAGTACGCCGTCGACCGGGCGATTTCTGGCGGATTGACCGGCACCTTGCAGCGATGATCTCCGAGATCGGCGCGGCATTCCGGGCTGTAGAGTTCGCCGATGCGTTGCTGCAGCGCTTGAGTCATGCCGCGCAGTTCGGTCCGGAAAATGCCTTGATCGGTCAGCACAACCTCGCCGAACCAGCCGCGGCGCATCCGGAGAGCGCCCATGGCGGGGTCCGCCCAGTTGACCAGGAAGATCCGCACCTCGGCCTGATCGAAGAGACCCGCGCGCAGCTCTTCTTCGGTGATCGACGCGCTGTCGAAGACGCCCTCGACGTCGAGATTGTCGACGCTCAGGCTCGCATCGTTGGCGATGGCCGTGCGCGAATAGCCGGAACTCGCCTTGTAGACGTTGCCCTCGAACGGCAGATCCCGGTCGTGATCCGTGAAGAAGAACTCCTTGCCGTCGATGCGCGAGATGCGCCAGCAGGTGGCGAGCGTCGTCACCGGTCCGGCGAGGTGCGCCGCGAGGGCCGCCGAGGTCGATTTCATGGTCTGATCTCCAGTACCGGGATCTGGCCCCAACTGCCGAGCTGATAGGTTTCGATCGTGAGGTCCATCTGATCGCTGTCGAAGCGGACGGGCACGTCGAACTCGAAGTCCGCCGTCACTTGGACGCCGGATGCGGGGGCGACGGTGAAGGTCACGAGCCCGGTCGCCGTGTTGACGCTCCAGCCAGAGACCGCCTCGGCGCCGTTGCGGTAGATCTTCACCGTTCCGGGAACGGGCTTGGTGATGACCCGGGTCTCGACCTCGCCGCCGCTTGCGTAGGTCTTCACGAGCTGGAACGTCTTGCTCGCGCCGTCGCCTTGCCCGATCAGCTGGGCCAGCGCCTGGTAGTCGGTCCAGTCCTTGAAGCGGAAGCCGTAGGCTCGCCCGCGTCGCGCGCGAAAGAAGGCGATGAGGGCGGCCACCTGATCGCGTTTCTTCAGGCCGTGCGCCACGTTCCATTTGCCCCGCGCGGCGGCCCAGTTCGCGTTGCGCCGCTCGTGTCCCGAAACCGTCGTCACCACGGTGGTCGAGTAGCCGGGGCCGCCAGACGCCCCGTAGGAGATGTCCGGCGGGAACTGAACTTCGTGAAAGCCGCTCATCTGTCGATCCGTCAGAGATTGCCCAGTTCAGAGATTACGTCGGGCCCGCTCCATGGCGCGGGCGGCGTCGGCGGCGATCTGCCCTTGGGCGTAGCGAAAGCTGCCCGCGTCAGGGGTGGAGATGTTCATCACCACGTTGACCGGTGGACGGGTTTCGCGTGCGCCGCCGATCGCGGCGAGCTGAGCCCGTGACAGCACCATCTCACCGCGCTGCAGGATCGCGGGCACCTCGTCGGCACGAAGCCCCGCGAGGCCGCCGTCGTGGAAGCGCGGCGCACCTGCAAAGGCGAGTGCCGGGACGAGCCGCTGCTGAGCGGTCCCCCCGGCGACGCCGCCTTGATGGAATATGCCGGCGAACAGCCCGCCTCCGCCGCCGAACAAGCCGCCGAGCAGTCCTCCGTTGCCTCCGCCGAGTGCATTGGCCAGCGGCCCGAGGATCGCGGAACGAACCGCGATGCGGGTTATGTCGGCGAGGATGCTGTCAGCGAGCGCCTTGAAGTCGATCTTGCCGCCGGTCACGAAGCTGGCGATGGCGTCCTCGGCGCTGCGAAAGGCGCTGGTGAGAGCGCTGCCGAGACCCTTGCCCCAGTCCATCGCCTCGCTGGCATAGCGGGACAGCTCCTCGCGAACGGCCGCCCAGCCGGTTGCCGCCTGCGTGGCCGCCGTTGCCGCCGCCTCACCAGCGGCGCGGCTTGCTTCCGCGGCGCGTGCGGCGGAACCGGCCGAGCCCTCGCCGTCTCCTGCGGCATCGCCCCCGGCGCCGCCGATGGCTGCGAAGGCTTCATCGAGGCGGTCGGTCGCCCCGGCCGCATTGTCGATCTCGGTGTTCGCGCCCGCCATGGCCTCCCGGAGCGCCGCGATTGACGCGAGGGGCGCGCCTGCCAGCTCTCCCAGCGCCGTCGCCGTCTCTCGCGCACTGTCGGCGGCAGCGCGCGCATCCTCGGCGAAAGCCGACAGACCGAAATCCGGTGCCGCGAAGGTGTCCGTCTCGAACGCAGCGGCGAAGGCATCACGCGCGGCGTTGCCAGCCTGGCTCGCGGCACCCGCAAACTCGTTCTCGATCCGGCCGAGATCGACGTCCGGCACCAGCTCGATGGCCCGCTCGATGCCGATCGCCGCCAGACCCGCATTGACGCCTTCGAGGAGCGCGTTGATGCCGTCGACCGCGCCGTTCAGCATCGACTCCAGCCCGGCGATCAGCGCGTTGGCCGCCCGGATGGCAAAGTCGCCGATCGCTGCCGGCAGTCGACTCCAGATCGCCACCATGGCGTCGAACGCGCCCTGGAAGACGTTGACGGTCCGATTGCTGAAAGCGACGACGGCATCGAGGGCGCCTTGCAGCGCGTCGGCGACGTTCGCCTGAATGCCGAGCCCGGCAGCGGAGATGCGGTTCTTCAGGACCTCGACGAGCAGACCGATCCGGTCCCAGACCTCGGCTGCCACGTCGCCAAGAAGGCCGAGCGCGGCGCCGAAGTCGTCGGTCGCCTGCACCAGCCGACCGAACTGGTAGATCAGCTCACCCGCCGCCACGATGAGCGCGCCGATGCCGGTTCGGATCAATGCGCCGCGCAGGAAGACCAGCGCGGTGGCAAGACCGCGAACCGAGGCGGCGGCCACAACCATGCCGGCGACCCAGCGCCCGGCGATGAAGGCGGCGAAGGCAGCAGAGATCGAGGCGAGCCGACCGATGTTGTCGAACAGGAGCCGGATCGCCTGACCAAGCGGACCGGTGGTGCGCGAGATCGCCGCCAGCGCGTCGGCGACGGCTTCGAGGGCCGGGGCGGCGGCAACGGCGAGTTGGTTCGCCAGCCCGCGCCAGATCAGACCGAGGCGGGAGATCGCATCGTTCGTCCGCTCGATCTGATCAGCGTCCTGTTCGGACACGACCACGCCGAAATCGCGAACGTCCTGTGTCGCCTGGCGGAGGGTCGCCGTGTCGATCCGGGAGATGGCGATGCTGCCTTCCTCGCCGAACAGCTGACCGGCCACCGCCGCGCGCTCAGCCGCGGGCACGAAGTCTTCGATCGCCTGATTGATACGACCGGCACGCTCATCCAGCGGCAGGGCCAGCAAGGTCGAGGCCGAGAGCCCGAGCCGTTCGAGCGCCGCGACGGCAGGACCGGTCCCGGCGGCCGCCTGGCTGAGGCGGCGGGTGAGGTCCTTGGTCGCCTGCTCAATGCCGGACATCGAGACGCCGGCCAGTTCGCCGGCGCGTTCGAGAACCTGAATGCTCTCGACGGTGGTCCCGAGCGACTGGGCGAGCTTGGCCTGTGCGTCGACGACCTGAAGGCCGGAACGGATCATGGCCGCCGCGCCTGCGGCGAAGGCGGTCGCTGCGGCGGCAGCCGCGATCTGCACGCGCCGATAAAAGGCCGCGACACGGCTGTTCGCGGCGTCCATCTCCCGCGATAGCCGACGGAAGCCTTGCTCCCCCGCGTCGCCGATGCCTTGCAACTCGGCGCGGACCTCACGCCCTCCGACCACGGCAAGGCGAACGGAGACGCGTTTCTCAGCCATCTTGATCAGTCCTGATTTGCGCGTTCAGTCCGCGCACCATCATGCCCTCCACCTCGGGCAGCAGTTCCGCGCAGACCAGCGTGTCCACTCCAAGCGCGTGCGCGCAGGCGAGAGCAGCCGTCATGTCGAGGCCGAGGATCGCACCGGGGACGGCGCGCAGCTGCCCCGTGAGCCGTTTCGCGAGATCCCAGACCTGCCAGCCTTCGATCGTCTGCGGACGGTTCAGGACGGCGGGACATTCGCCGCAAATGCCGCGGCAGGATCGGCAATACTGGTCGCCCCCGCTGAAGTGCCATTCGGCGAGGGCGCGGAGCCGTTTTTTTCCGCTTCCAGCAACAGGCCCTTGGACACGTAGCGGAGCTGGAAGGCCTCGAAGATCGGCAGGATGTCCAGCAGCGCGTCGATGCCTTCCGGTGTGATGGGCACCGGATTGCCTTCGGCGTCGCCCACCCCTTCCCACTCCAGCACGACCAGCCGTGCCAGGGCCTTGGCCATGGTGACCGCGATGGTCTCGTTCGACGCGCCTTCGGGCAAGGCAGCCACCGCCGGATCACTGCGGGCGGCGGCCATGAGCGAGGTCGTCAGGGGAGCGACGCGCACGCGCACGTCATGTCCGAGGTCGAGCCAGCTCGGCTCGCGCGACAGGTTCAGGCGGATCATGGGAATGGCCTCAGGTGTAGCTTGTGACATCGTTCAGGAGGTGGGCGCGCAGCATTGTGCCTTCGCTGTCATCGTAGGCGGCGCGCCAGTCGAAGCTCGCCTCGACCCCGCCGGGGCCGGAGACGGCGTATTTGGGTTTTGGCAGGAAGACGCGCGGCAGCTCGAACCGCAGCGCGTAGCCCTCGGGGAAGGTGAAGCCGTAATCCAGTGCGACGGGATCGCCATTGGCGGCCTCGGCGACCAGCGTCGCGCCGTCGAAGCGCACCGACATCGAGCCTTCGGCGGAAGCGAACGTTGGATCGGCCGCCTCGATCTTGCCGTCCTCGCGGATCACCCGCACCCGTTCGAGATTGTTGGAGAAGGTGAGACTGCCCCCGGTGACGCCCGCGAGCGGCTGGCCGTCGCGGCGGATGAAGCCGCGCCCCTGGCTGAAGCGACGCAGCGAGAAGGCGTCCGGGCTGCCGTCGACCGTAGCCGCGAAACGCTCCTCGCCTTGCGCCACGAGCTGGAGGCGGGCGTTGGCAGGCCCCTCCTGGCCCATCTCGAAATTGAGGCTCTCAATCACCGTGCCGAGATGGCGGAAGAAGACCGGGGTCGTCAGCTTCGGGTGGCCGATCTCGATCGTGTAGCTCGGGATGTCGTCGGCGCCGCTTTCCCAGACATGGGCATAGCCGCCACCGGTCAGCGTCGGGCCGGACACGCTCGCCGCCGATGCTGCAAGGCTGAAGCTGTTGCCAGTCGGGCCGGCCGTGTCGAACAGGATCACGAGCGTCTGGGTGCTCGTCGGCCGGGAATAGGTGCATTTGGCGATCTCTGCATCGGCCGAGGCGTTGAGATCGTCGACCAGCTGATCGACGGTCTGCGTCACGGTCGCCTGGATCTCGGTCTGGTTGCCCGAGGGCGTCCCCGCGACCAAAGTCCAGACCGTGCCGTTTAGCGTGATGGTGTCGCCGGGCGACGGGTTTGCCGCGAAGGCGATCGAGCCAGAGGCGTTCGTCGCCGCCGTCACGGGGTCGCCAAACAGGCCGGTCAGCCAGAAGCCGGTGCCGCGCAGATCGAACGGGATATCGATCTGCCCCTCATCGGTGATGAGGCCGCGATAGGGATCCTGCGCATTGCGTCCCCGCCCCAGCAGCGGGTCGTCCCCGAGCGGCTGCGCCGAAGAGAGATCGGTCGATTTGAAGTCGAGGCTTCGATAGCCGGCGAGCGGAGCCACCCCGTAGCTCGCCTCGCGGCAAGCCTTCAGCGTGGCGTCCGCGCCGTAAGCGCGCACCTTGGGCATGGATGGCTCCTATTTCCAGGTTCAGGCAGTGAGCGGATCGCTCACCAGATATTCGACGATGACGACGAGCCGGGCGGTGAGGATCGGGGCTGCACCCTCGATGGCGAGCGCCCCGGTCTCGGGCGCCGACGGCGTCAGATTCTCGGCGAGTCCGCCGAGGGAGGGATCGATTCTGAGCGCCATTCCGATCGATCCGAGCAGCATGTCGAGCGCCGCTTCGCCTCCGCCCGTCGGATCGCGGGGCACATAGACCTCGATCTCGACACGGTGGGCGTAGAACTCCGTGCGCGGATTGAGCGTCACGTCCGGCTCTCCCGGATCGCCGTCGCGCAGGATGACGAGACCGGATGCCGGCACCTTCTCGGGCAGCACTTCATTGCGACGCACGTTCGCGTCCAACGTGTTGTCGAGCGCCTGGAAGAGGGCGCCGAGGATGGCTTCACGACGGCTGGACACTGGTTTTCCTCAGGCTTGAGGGCAATGCAGGTGATCGCTCCGCACGCGGTGCGGCGCGCACATGCACCGGGATGCGAAGAAGGCGAAGACGGGGCTACCGCCCGTCGACCCAGTTGCGGACGACCAGGCCGGGCAGCCGCTCCTGCCAACTGTTAGCGGCGGAGGCGACATCGAGCCGCTTCCTGAATGTGACCTGCGGCACCAGAATGAAGATCGGCACGGTCACCAAGCCGCGCCCGCTGCGCACAGCGGCGGCACTGGCTCTGGCGTATCCGCCTCGCTTCCCCGTCCGCGCGCGCATGTTGTCGGCGACGAGCAGAGACGCAGCGTTGCGCCGGTAGACGAAGCGCAGCCGCTGCCCGGTCCGCCGTTCCCATCCACCGGGCGTAATCTTGCGGCCACCGTCGCCAAAGCGTCCGGCGGCAGCGGTCGGAATGGCCAGGAAGAAACCCTTGGTCGACCGGATGGTGGCGCCGTCTTCGTAAATGCGAATGATGCCCGGCGCTTTCGACCAGACGAGTCCCGCCGCCCGGATGCTGTTCTGGCCCTTGGGGAAGGTCTCGGACCGCCAGGTGCGCGCCAGCCGAGGGCCGAGCCCCGCATTGGTGACCTGCGTTCTGAGCTCGGTCTTGAGTCCCTCCGCCGCCTCACCGACACCGGCCGTGACAGCCTTTTCGGCCGCCTTGACCTCCTCGGCCATGATGCGACCAAGGTCACCGATGATGGTCGCGGACAGCCTCATACCGGTCTCAGCTCGACGCTCCAGACAAGGCGTTCGCTGTCGCGCACGGGCTCTCCCTGGACGACGTAAATCGCGCCGTCGATTTCGAAGGCATCGGCTTCCGCCAGGCTCGGGGCGTCGTGCGTTCGCACATCGCCAAGGACGCTTTCGCTCCAGATGCGCGTCTCGCCGAAGCTCTCGACACGATCCGGCTGTCGCAAGACAATCCGGACCGTCACCGGCGCGCCCGTGCCGCCCGCCCGCCAGACGGCATCCCGCGCGAGGTTTGGGTCGGCGAAGAGGTCGTCAACTGCCTCCGCGAAGATGCTCATGCTCAGTTGCTGGAGAAGATGCGCACGGCAAGACGCGGACGCTTGTTGATCGGCAGGATCGAGGCCTCGGTCTTGACCTCGATGGCGCTGCCGTCGGGGCGAGCGATCTGCCGCGCGTAGATCGGCAGGCCGACCGTGTTGACCGTCTCGATGAGGTTGGCCGGCGCGCCGTGGGTGACGAAGGTATCGAGGGTGCCCAGCGGGAAGGCGATGCCCTCGCCGGAGGGGATCAGCGTTTCCGTTGCGCCGGTCGAGAGCGTGACGGTGGCGTTGTACTCCTCGAACAGGATGCCGGCGAAGGGAAAACGTCGGCGGGTGTCCTCGCGCAGCGGCTGCGCCCCGGTCGAGGAATAGTACTTGTAGGCCTCCTCGACCTTGGCGTGGCCGATCAGCTTGTCGAAGAACTCGGGGCTCACCATCGCCAGCACACCGGTCATGGTCTCGCCTTTGAGCTCGGTCTCGACCTTGCGCAGAACGTCGCGCACCTTGCCCTGGACCTGGGTGCCGGCGGTGCCGAGCACGAAGTCGGTTTCGAGCTGCGTGAGCCCGAACTCGGTGAAGTAGTTGTAGAGCGTGGTGCCGGCGCCGTCCTTGACGATGCCGCGCAGCGCGTTGACCTCCATGTACTCGCGCGTCTGGGCGTGCTTGACCCGCATGCGGGTGAGCTTGCGCTCCATGACGGTGGCGAGCGGGTCGGCGGCGTCTGCAACGCCAAAGCCGCGCACGCCTTGGATGTCCTGGGGCGTGATCACGTCGTCGTGCGGGATCCACGGCACCGTGAAGGAGCGCATGGAGCGCGTGTCGCGATTGGCGACGGTGGCGGGACCGCCCAGCGGCACGGTGGGCAGGAGGTTCAGCACGCCCTCGGCCTGCTCGATGACGACGGAGCGCTGTGTGACGCCTTCGAAGCGGAACAGGCCCATCTGCCCGAGCCGGGTGTAGACGTTGGGCAGGATGTTGATGGCCTGGGTCATCTCGGCGAGCGAGTAGCCGCCCGCGTCGAACGGGTTGATCATGGCGACCATGATGTCGGGTCTCCTTGGGATAGAACGGGCATGAAAAAGGCCCCGAAGGCGGACGCCTCGGAGCCGGTGACAGATTGGATCTGACGAGCGTGGATCAGGCGGTGTCGCGCGGCACGATGCCGGCAGAACTGAGCTCGGCGTGCTTGGCCGCCGTCTTGGTCGCGTCATCGACGGAGGCGTCGAAGACGAGCGCCGCCTTGGAGACGATTGCCGGGCCGCGGGCAACCACGAGGCCGGTCCTGTCGCCGGCCGTCGCGTCGACCGCCTCGATCAGGACGGCCGTTGCGACCTCCGCACCCTCGTCTCCGACGACCTCGGCGTCCGGCGACAGGCGGTACTTGCCCGAGGCGGTGATCCGGCCGAGGACGGATCCGAGCGCATAGTTCGTGCCAGCCTTGAGGATCACAGCCTCGCGGCAGTAGCTCGCATTGAGCTCGTATTTGAGCAGGTCGCCGAGGGTCGGCGACATGGTGAGAACGGTCATGATGATCCTCCTTGTCGTCAGCTGCGGTTGGCCGAGGCGCGCTCACGCGCACGACGCACGATGGGGCTTTCGCCGCCGTTCGAGGCCGGCGAGCCGCCCGGTGACGGCGCCACGGCAACCACAGAGCTCGCCTCGGCGCGTGCCGCGAGGGCATCGAGGATGGAGCTGCGCAGCGCGTGAGGCGCCACTCCCTTCGCCATGGCGTCGGCGGCGTCGATGGCGACGCCCAGCCGGGCGCCTTGGGCGGTGATGGCGGCGATCTCCGCATATTCGGCGCGCAGCCGCTCGGCCGTTTGATCCGTTTGCGCCTCCGTGGCCTCCGGCGGCGCGGCGGGCGCCGCTGGTTGCGGCGTTCCGAGAGTTTCCGGATCGGACGCGTTCGTCTCTTCGACAGCCGCGTCTTCGGCAGCCGGGTTGAGGTCGGGTTCTACTGTCATTGCGGTCTTTCTCCTTGAAGGTTGATGAGCGCGGGCGCGTTGCGATGCGCCCGTGATGAGGCGTGGCGGGTCCAGCGCCCGGGCGAGATCCACAAGAGCGAGATCGACAGTGCCGAGCTTGTCGGCCAGGCCGGCGTCTATGCCGCGCTGACCGCGATAGATCGCGGCTTCGGTGGCGCGCACGGCGTCGGGACTCGTGTTCCGATTGCGCGCCACCAGGGTGACGAGGTCGGCATGGAGCGCGTCGACATCCGCCCGGATCGCCGAAAACGCCGTATCCGAGAGCGGCTCGTGGGCATTGCCATCGATCTTGCGGTCGCCCGCGTGAACGAGCGTCCATTTGAGGCCGGCCATGACGTCGGCGACGCTCTCGTCGATATGGATGGCCACGACGCCGATGGATCCGACCTCCGCCGTCCGGGTGACGTAGAGGCGGTCCGCCACGCTGGCGATGGCAAAGGCAGCCGACAGCGCGCTTTCGCTCGCGACAGCCCAGAGCGGCTTCTGCGCGGCTTCGCGCAGGGACACGAGGCGATCGACCAGGTCGAACAGACCGCCGACCTCGCCGCCTGGCGAGTCGATCTCCAACAACACGGCCCGCGCGGCCGGGTCGGCCAGCGCGGCCTCCACGGCAAAAGCGATCTCGCCATAGTCGCTGGCGCCCAGAAGACTGGTCAGCCAGTCGCCACGCGTCACCAACGGTCCGAGGATCGGCACCACGGCGATGCCGGGACCGGTAACGGAATGGCTCGCCACCGGTGGCGCATCGCGGGCCGGAAGCATGGCCGGACGGGCATCGAGCATTGGGCCGGCGGCGAGCAGGCCGTCGAGCGCCCGCGGGGCGATCGCCAAGGGCCGGCCGCCGAGCCGGCTGAGCAGCGGATTCAATCGCGTCATGGGAACCTCAGTCGGCGGCGACGTTCGCCTGGTTGTCGGCCGGTGCTGCCTCTTGAGCATCGGTCAGCAGCGTCGGGTCGGATGAGGCGCTGCCGAAGGAGAGGCCAAGCTGACGCTCTCGCGCACGGTCCGCAGCAATCTCGGCATCGACCTGATCGGCGTCATAGCCGCGCTCGGCGAGCGCCTGCGTCCGGCTCTTCAGCCCCGCCTCGATCTGTTCGATCTCGGCGCGCGCGTCCTTCAGCGGATCGACCCAGTCCCATTTGGGCGGCAACCAGGAACAGCCGAGCCAGGTGCGCCGCTGCTGTTCGTAATCGGGCAAGGCAATCGCGCCCGCCATGACCGCCGTATCGAGCCAGCGCGCCCAGACCCGTCGACAGATCTGCCAGACCATGACCGAATGCTGATAGGCCTCGATGCGGCGGCGAAACTCGAGGAGCGCGAGCCGCGAGTTCGAGTAGTTCGCCTTCAGCATGTCATTCGACAGATACGCATACGGGATGCCGAGCGCCGCCGAGACCTGCAGCAACGTGCGGTACTGGAACGGCTCGTAGGTCTGGCCGACATCCGCCGGCGCTGAGGTCTGCACCTCCTCGCCCGGCTCCAGCATCACGATCTGGCCGGGCTGCAGATCCATCGTCCGCTCGCCGCCTTCGTCGCTCTCGGCAATGTCGAAGGGCTCCGCCGGCGCCGGCGTGGTGATGAAGAGCGCATGCATCGCCGCGACCTTCTTCCGGTCGAGCTCGGCATCGTCGTACTGATCGAGCAGGAACAGCTTCACGATGCCCGGCGCGAAGCGGGAAATCCCTCGCAACTGCCCCGCATCGACCGGATCGATCACGTGGATGACCTCGGATGCCGGCACCCGCACCGTCTCGCCGGAGATGCCCGGATCGGTCACGTCGCCCGGATGGCGGCGCAGGAAATGGTAGGCCACGCGCCTGCCGATCCGGTCGAATTCGATGCCCTGGCGGATGACGTTGCCACCGGGAAGCTGCTCGTTGCGGCTGAGCGGCAGCATCTCGGAGGGGATCATCTGCAGCTGCAGCGGCACCATGAGCCCGTCCTCGGGCCGGCGCGGACGGAAGCGGAAGAACACCTCGCCGGCAATGAATACCTCGCGCGCGGCGCGCCGCTGCTGACCATAGAAATCGGTAAAGCCTTCGGCGTCGCTGTCGTCGGTCCAGTCGAGCCAGAGTCGCTGCACGCGCGCCTTGAGATCGGCATCGGCGATCAGGGACGACGGCTTGATGCCGTCGCCGACCACATTGCCGGCCCAACTCTCGATGGCGTTCGCCGCATAGCCGTTGTTGCGGACCAGCCATCGGGCGCGCGCGGTGATGTCGGCACCGGCGGCCGCGATCAGCGTGTTGAGATGCGCCCGGCTCGGCTGGAAGTGCCGCAGCCTTCGGCTTCCCTGTCCCGCTTCAAAGCCGCCCACCAGAGCGCCGATGCGGCGGCGCCACCGTGTGATCGATTCCAGCACGGGTCAGAGCCCCTTGCTTGCCGTCGTGCGAATGATGCGACGGCGCGCGCCGGTTTGCTCCTCGGCGATCCGACGTTCTAGGTCGCCGAGGGCGGCCGCCATTTCGGCATCGCTCGCATAGGTGATGCGGCGCCCCTCGACCTCGACGGTGCGCACGCCGCGCCATCGGGCTGCGAGCAGCGCATCGCGGCGCGCGATCATGTCCTCAAGCGTCATGGTCTCGGTCTCAACTCAGATAGCTGGGCGTGAACACCCGTCGGCCGCGCCGGGCAGGCGCTCGTCGCACCAGACCCGCGGAGGCGATCTCTGGCGCGCCAAGGTCACAGGCCGTGGTCTCTGGCGCCGCTGTGTTGCTCGGATCGAACGAGCCGACCTGGCGTTCGAGATCGCGCCATTTCTCCTCGCCCCAGCGGTCGGCGCCGGCGATCCAGGCGGCGGCTCGCGCGTAGACCCGGCAATCCAGCGCCTCGTTGCGTTCGCGCAGCTTCTGCCATTCGAGCCGCTGAAACCCGCGCCTGGTCTTCACCGTCACCAGCTGCTCGGCGACGAACTGCTTGCACCACTCGCTGTCGGCCCAAGCCGGCAGGTGGATGGTCCCGGCGGGAAAGCGCGCGCCTCCGGCGCGCTCCTCGTCGGTCGGCCGTTCGAGCCGGAGGTAGCGATAGGTCTCGGCCTTGAAAGTCGAGACCGCGACCGACCATAGCCGCGCGCCGCGCCGCAATCGCTTGCCGCCGGCGGTCGCATCGACATAGGTCGGGCCGGAGACCGGGCTCGCCCGGTTGAAACCCTCGACACCCTTGACCGGCGCCACCTGCGCGAAGCCGGCGCGCCGGGCCCAGCCGTAGACCGACGGCGCCTCGAAACCGGTATCGATCGCGAGGCGCGACAGGCCCATCGCCGTCCCCGAGGCGTGCGGCCAGTTGCGGCCCAAGAGACCGTCCAACGCGGACCAGGCGGCGGCATGTTCGGGACCGCCCTCGATGACGATGTGGTCGACGAGCCAGCTCTCCAGCCCGCGCCCCCAGGCCCAGACGTCGACCTCGATCCGGTCCTTCTGGACGTCGGCGCCGGCGGTGAGAAACAATCCGCCCATCGGCACCGTGCCGGCCGGCCAGCTTTCCCTGCGATCGTAGAGCCGCTGCCAGTCCGGCGCTTCGCCCGTCTCGACCCAGGTTTCGCCCAGCGAGGTGTTGACGAAGGTCTTCATCGCCTCGTCGCCGTGATCCTTCGCTGACAGAAAGGTGCGCACCATGGCTTCCAGACGGACCCAGGAGGAGTAGACCTCGTTCAGGTGAAAGCCGGCGATGCCGTCGAACGGGGCCTCGGCCCGCCATTCGCCCCTGCGTACGGCGGCCCAGCGTTCGGCGTCGCTCCAATGCGCGCCGCAATGGCGGCATTGGTATCGCGCGGTCTCCGGCCGGTGGGCGCCGTCCGCCTCGCGGTCCCAGCGAACCTGCTCCCAGACCAGCGTCTGATGCTCGCCGCATTCTGGGCACGGCACGAAGAACCGGCGCCTGTCGCTTTCGGCATAGGCGGTCTCGATCCGGCTCGCGCCACGGATGGTCGGCGTCGAGACCAGGACGATCTTGCGGTTCCAGAAGGTGACGGTGCGCTTCTTCGCCAGATTGACCGGATCGCCCTCGGCGCCGGCGCTGAACGGATAGCGGTCGACCTCGTCGCACAGGAGGATGCGGATCGGCCGGCTGGCCAGGCCCGACGGCGCATTGGCGCCGACGATGGTCAGATGCCCGCCGGGAAACTTCTTGTGCAGGATCTTGTTCGACCCGTCCCGCGACTTCGGATCCGAGATTCGCCCATGCAGACAGGGCGTATCGCGCGCCATGGGCGAGAAACGGTCCTTCGACCAGGTCTCGGCATCGCGTTCCGTCGGCATCACCACCATCACCGGCGCCGGGTCCTGGTCGATGTGGAATGCAACGGTGTTGAGCAGCACCTCCGTCTTGCCGGTCTGGCTCGACGACATCACGACGACGCTTTCGACCGCCGGATCGGAGATCGCGTCCATGATGCCGCGCTGGTAGATGGCCCGCTCTGTGCGCCAGCGGCCGGGCTCGGCGCTGGCTTCGGAACTCAGGCGGCGCTTGGCGTCGGCCCACTCACTGATCGTTAGGGTCGGCGGCGGCGCCAGGATCGTCAGCGCCTTGCGCGTCGCCTGCGCCAGCCGCGTCGGCCCCTTCAGCATCAACGGCGATGGCCGGGAGGCTGGCGAGTTCCGCGAGCGCTTCGGTGATCGCGTCGCGGATCTGCGCGCGCGTGCCGGCAATGGTGGACTCCTCGTGGACGAGCGGCGCCAGCCTGTCGGGCAGGACCAGCAGACGCGCGCGCAGGCGGGCCAGCACGGCGATCCAAGCCTCCTCGACCTGAGCGGCCGGCAAGAGATCGCCGCGCCGGACAGCTGCGTCCATTTCGGCGAGATCGGCCTTGGCCTTGATCAGCCGGGCGCGCTCGACACCGAAATCCGCGGCGCCCGTCTGCGACCGCGTCGCCAGTTCGCGCAGGTAGCGCACATAGCCGCGCACCGTGCCGACGAGGTCGTAGCGCCCGCGTTCGGGGCCGGTGCGAGCTGACGCCGGGATGATCCCGTCGCGCGCCAGCTGCTGGACCCGCCTTTCGGTCAGGTCCAGGAGCCGGGCGATGACCGCGATGGGTTGGGTATTGGTCGCCATGAACGGGGGCCGCTCCCGGGCAAGATCAGGTCATGTCGGGAGCCCCGCCATCACTGCAGAAAAAGCAATGAAATGATGCACTTATCGACTTGATGAGGGCGTCGATCAGAGCCTGTATGGGGTCACCATCAAGCGCTGGAGACCGCCATGACCAGGTCCCGAAACACCGCTTCCGCCCTTGACGCTTTCATCGCCAAGAAGGCGGAGATCGACGCGATGCTGGAGCGCATCAAGGCCCTGAGCGACGACCATTTTGACACCAGCCCCGACGAGATCAATTGGGGCCACGTCGGAACGCTCAGCCACTACGCTGAACTCCTGAAGCGCATCACCGACGCAGCCTTCAAGGAGGGCGAGCACGCCGATTAGGCGCGCTGCTTCCCGCCTTCGCCCCGATGGGCTCGCCCTCGGGGCTCGGGGCAGTAGAAGGTCCGCGATGGTCGCGCGCCTCTCCTGAAGAAGGGTTGCCCCATGACCAAACTTTCCGACACACAGACGATCGTCCTCAGCGCCGCCGCGCAGCGCGCGAACATGCTGGCTCTACCGCTCCCGAAGAACCTCAAGGGCGGCGCAGCGCAGAAAGTGATCGCCTCGCTCCTCAAGCAGGGCCTGCTCGAAGAGATCGATGCCGACGCGCGCATCGACGAACACATCTGGCGCGAGACCGGCGACGGCCACGGCGTCACACTCGCGATCACCGAGCACGGGCTCGCCGCCATCGGCATCGAGCCGGAGGCCTCGCGTGACGCTGCGGAGCCGACGCAAAGCGATCACGCTGCCGTCAAGACGCCAACGAAGCCAAATGCCCGCGAAGGCAGCAAGCAGGCCCAGCTGATCGCCATGCTGCAGGGCGCCGACGGAGCAACCATCGCCCAAATCGCTGCCGCCTTCGGCTGGCAGCCGCACACCGTGCGTGGCGCCATCGCCGGGGCGCTCAAGAAGAAGCTCGGGCTCGACGTGAGCTCCGAGAAGATCGAGGGACGCGGTCGGGTCTACCGCCTCAGCCGGGTGGGTTGAGGCCATGGCTAGGATCACCATCCACGACCGTCTCGTCGCCGCCCTGCAGCACCGAGGCGAAGCGATCATCGCTGATGCGCGCTCGACCCGCTACACGGTCCTCACGCGAACGCACCGGGAAACCGGCGAACAGGTCGGCTTCTATTTCGTCGGCCGTGCCGGCGCGCTCCGGGCCGGCCGCACCGTTGGTGAGAGCCGGCCGGTGGGCGCCGACTTCCGGGCGAAGCTGCTCGGAACGACCACCCGCTGACACGCCATCATCACTGAGCCGCCGCTGCCCGCCAGGGGCGGCGGCGTTTTGCTTATGCAGTCCAAGAGCGCATTCTCTCGAACATGCGCCGCACGGCATAGCTGCGCGCCACGGATACGAGCGTGAATAGAACGCCGATCAACAGATTGTCGCTCAGGGACACCTGCAGACCGAACAGCGGGAAGACTGCGATCTGGGTCAGCACGGCCACGCCGTAACCGATCGCGACATTGCTCAACGCCTCGATCAGGGACATTCGGCGCGACTGCATCATGCGGCGTCCTGATCGCTGTCATGAGTGCCGACGCGCTCGGTCTTCACCTCGTCGAAGCTGCGATTCTCGCCCTCCAGCCTTGCCGATTTCCCGGTGAAGGCCTGCCAGCGGTTGACGATCACGTCACAAAAGGTCTCGGAGAGCTCAAGCCCGAAGACGCGTCTCCCCGTGCGCTCGCCTGCGATGATCTGCGAGCCCGAGCCGGAGAACGGCTCGTAGCAGATTTCGCCTGGCACCGTGTGCAGTTCCATCGGCAGCGTGAATACGCGCACCGGTTTCGAGGTCGGGTGCTCGCGCGTCTCGATCTCACTCGACGGGATCGACCACACCGTCGTCGGCCAGTTCTCGAAGCCTTCGCGGTTGACGCGCGGCTTGTTGCCCGAGCGCCAGCCGAACAGGCACGGCTCGTGCGCCCACAGCATGATCGAGCGCGTGAGCACCGGACGGCTCTTGGCCCAGATGATCTGCTGGTGATGCAGAACGTCGAACTTCGACCAGCAGGCTTCCAGCATCGCCTGGCGCCGCGAGGCATGCCAGCAATACCAGGCCGCGTCCTCCTTGATGGCGCAGTCGATGGCGACCTGCATGAACGCTTCATAGAACTGCGGCCCCTGAGATGAATCGTCCCAGTGCTTCTGTTCGATGTAGTCCTCGGACCAGTCCTTGTTCGCGATCTTCTTGGCCCGGGCGGACGCGTTCTTCTTCGTTGGATGGTTGGTGCCGTCATAGTCGACGAGGTAGGGCGGATCGGTCGCAAACAGCGCGGCGCGTTCGCCGTTCATCAGTCGGATGACATCCCCGGCCGAGGTCGAATCTCCGCAGAGCAGGCGGTGCTCCCCAAGGATCCAGAGATCGCCTCGGCGGGTGACGGGCGTGGCGGGCGGCTCAGGAACATCGTCTTCGTCCACCAGCCCCTCGACGGGCGCCTCGGCCAGGAGACGGGCCAGTTCGTCGTCCTCGAAACCGGTCAGCGCCAGGTCGAACTCGTCGAGCTTCAGATCGGCCAGTTCGAGCTTGAGCAGCTCGTCATCCCAGCTCGCATTCTGATGCGAGCGGTTGTCCATCAGCCGGTAGGCGCGCAGCTGCGCCGGCGTCAGGCCATGGGCGACATGCACCGGCACACTCGTCATGCCGAGCCGCTTGGCCGCCTCGTAGCGGGTGTGGCCGACGACGATCACCATGTCCTCGTCGACGACGATCGGCTGACGCCAGCCGAACTCGGCCAGCGAGGCGGCGACCGTGGCGACAGCCTCCTCGTTGCGCCGCGGGTTGCGCGCATAGGGCACAAGCTTGTCGATCGGCGTTTCGACGACGTCCATGGTCGGTCCGATGCGATGGGTGAAGGATCTGATCCGGCGGTCGCGAAACCAGCCGACGCGCTGCGCCGGCGAAACGGTCCCGCTTCGCCGATGCGCTCGAAACGAAACGCCCCCGACCGGCGGCTTCGCCATCGCCGAGGCACGCAGACGCCCAAGTGTTTGGATTCACGAGGCCAAGGATGCGGGCGAAACGAAATGGCCTATTTCGGCGCCGTCACTGGGCAAGCATCGCGCCATTGCCGCCAGCATACGATTTCGGCCAGGGAGGAACCGCTATCTCTCTGAGTTCGTTGATATTAACGCCGTACCGTAAGACGGAGCGTCCCGCTTGACAGGACGTCCCGTTTTGCGTTACGCTTTGCCGTGATCAAGAGCTTTGCCGACAAACGCACAGCGGCGATCTTCGCTGGCTACGCCGTCCGCGACCTGCCGCAGCAAATCCAGCGGCGGGCTCGCGCCAAGCTGCTGGCGATCGATGCAGCCACACTGCTGGACGATCTGCGGGTGCCGCCCGGCAATCGCCTGGAAGCGCTGCACGGTGACCGGCAGGGTCAACACAGCATCCGCGTCAACGACCAGTGGCGGATCTGTTTTGTCTGGCGCGACAACGAGGCGTGGGAGGTCGAGATTGTCGACTACCACTGAGGAGTGATGACCATGACCATCAAGCGTGAGGATCTCGACAGGCGCATCGTCGATTTCTCGGAGGTGACGACGGGCCGTCGTCTGCCGCCAGTCCATCCGGGAGAAATCCTGCGTGATGAGTTCCTGACTCCGTTGGGGATGAGCGCCTACGAACTCGCCAACGCGATCAAGGCGCCACGCTCGCGGGTCAACGATATCGTGCTTGGGCGTCGCGCGATCACGACCGACACGGCCATGCGCCTCGCGCGCTATTTCGGCACATCGCCGGAGTTCTGGATCAATCTGCAGGCCCGCTACGATCTCGATGTTGCCGACCGCACCACGCGGCGCAAGATCGAGCAGGAGGTCGCTCCTCGCAACGCCGCCTGACCGCGTGTTCTTTCGGGTGCGGAAGATCTCGAAACCGCGCCCACGCGCGGCTCGCCCGAGCATACCCGAGAACTAACCCAAATCGCCGATCTGTGTCTCGCCGGGAAATGTCTCAGCGAAAATTGTCTCACGCATCAAAATGAACTTGACGAGCGAACGCGGTCGACGAGGAAAGCGCGCGAGCGCTTCGCCGGCACTTGCTGTCCGTTGAGCTTCCAGGTGATGACGCTGAGGCCGTACTCCCAGCGACGGCACGCCGTGGCGCGGGAGATCCCAAAGCGCCAGCAGATCGGCTTCCACGGCGTGCCCTCGGCGCGCGCCCAGACAAGCCGGGCATCTTCGGGCTCCAGCCATCGCAGCCAGGGCAGCGTCGCCTCCATCCGGCTGATCGCGTCCGGCATGGGCGGCGGGCGCTTCATGCGCGGCGGCTCCTGACCGACGAGATCAGCGAACTCATGCACGATCTTCGGCCACACCGAGAAATAGCCCTGCACCCGAACCTCGGGCAGGCGCTTCATGACGTCGGCAGCTTCGATCAACCGCTCCTCGACCTGTTCACGAGTCCAATCAGCCATGCCGATGCTCCGTCGGCTGGCGCCGTCCGCCATAGAGCTTCTCGCCGAGCTGGCGAACGAGTTCCCGCTCGGGCCAGGTGAGGCGCGGATCGGTGGGGCTTATGACGAGGAGGCACTGCTCGCGCCAACCCTCCCGCTTGACCTCTTCGGCCGACCGGCGTTCACCGCCATATCCTTTCGGCAGCCATCTCATCGTCCGACCTCCAGCGGCACCGCTGCATAGCCGGCGATGTCGAGGAACGAATCCTGATGCTTCGGATCGTGCCCGAGCCGCGCCAGCTTCAGATCGATGAGGCAGAGCACGACCTCCGCCGGCGTGATGCGCCGGCCGAGCGTGATCGACCAGCGTCTGGCAACCACGGCCATCGCGGCGGCGGGTTCGCCATATATCTTGCGGCGCTCGGCGACAACCGACGCGGCATGTTTGAGCATCGTCTCCCCGCTCATCGCACACCTCCCTCGGTCTCGATGGCCCAGAGCAGGATGGCGATGGCGTCGGCTTCATTATCGTCCGCGGGTGAGAAGCCGCGGGCGCGAACGGCGGCCATGACGGCGGCCTTGTCGGCGTTGCCCTTGGCGGCGACGTGCCGCTTGATCGTGCCGACGGGAACGCCCTGATAGGCGATCGTCCGCCGCTCACACCAGGCGCTCAGCGTTGCCAGGAAACCGCCATAGAGATGGGCCGCGTCGGTGCCGACATGCCGACGAACCTCCTCGAAATAGATCGCCGCGAGACCGCCGGCGTCGGCAGCGATCTGTTCCAGCCAGCTTCGGAAGCGCAGGTAGCGCATGCCGCCACCGTCATAGCGGCTCGGCCGGAACGAGACCGTGCCGCTTGTGATCAGGCCGTCATGGCTGCGCAGTGCCCAGCCGGTCGTGGTGCCGAGGTCGAGGCTGAGAATGGCGCGCCGCGCATGAGCCGGATGCGGGCGGAATGCGATGGCTCCCGCTGCGGCGGGGCCGGTTTCAACGGTCGAAATCATGATTGTCTCCAAGGAGCGCGGGCAAGGGTCGGGGTTCGGATGGAAGACCCATCGCGGCGGACCGGTCGCTGCCGCCTGGAGACGGCCGAGTTTTCGGAGCGTGCCCATCAGAGCACCTCCTTGAGCCAGTCCGGCGCAGCGCCGTTCGGGGAACGTGGTGAGGGATGTTCCCCCGCATGTTCCCCGGTGCAAGCCGTTGAGGAACAAGCGCTTTGGGAAGGTGACGAAGGTGGGGAACGTTTTTCCCCGTCCTCCATCGCGTGGGCGCAGCCGCGCACATGCGTTAGTGTCGAAAAACGTTCCCCATGTTCCCCACGTTCCCCTTTGCTATTGGTTTCAATGGGTTGTGCCGGGGAACGTTGGTTTTCGACGTTCCCCTCCTCGCCACAACGTTCCCCGGCTTGAGCCTCGACACCCTGCGGAAAACGTTCCCCACGTTCCCCTTCGATCGTCAGCTGCCAGCGCTTGGCCTGATGGGAGACGCCCAGCGTGCGCACCCGCATCTTGCGGCCGTCGATATCGAAGACCCGGTCGCGCATGCGGGCGAGCGCCTTGCCGAGCCGTGTGCGCTGTGACCGGTCGCCCCCGGCGCCCAGCGGCAGCGGGGGCTCGCAGGCCAACGCCACCTCATAGAGATCGCCGGTGCCGACCTCCGCCGTCCCGAAGCGGTCCCACCAGGCGCCGATGAAACTGCGCCAGATCGCGCCCTCGCCATCGGCGGCAGCGAGCATCTCGTCGAGGTTGGCGAGAAACCCTTCGATCCCGGCGACCTCGAGGACGCCGCCCATGATGCGCGACCAGCTCTCGTAGCTCCCGATCATGCGCGCGCCCCGTGGCCTGCCAGCGGCCAGCCAGGCCCGGCACAGCGTAAGGCAGGCCGCGACGAGGCGCGGCCGGTTGGCGCGAACCCAGCTCATGAGATCGGGGTGGCGGAACCCCTCGCGCCGCCAGGGTTGATCAACACGGGCGTCGAGGCGGATGCGCACGATGCGGCGCGCCATCTCGTTGGAGAATTCGGGATTGTTGCCGGTCGCGATCCAGACGCAGCGGATCGGCAATCGCGTCATCTCGGACGTACCGAGAATGCGGTCCTCCCAGAAGGGCGCGGTGAGCGCTGCCGCAAGCGCCGAGGAGTCGAGCGGGTGACGCAGATTGTCGATGAGCACGATCGAGGGAATCTGGCGCAGCTTGGCGGTCAGCCTCTTGCGCCACTCTTCGTCGTCGCGGCCCTCGGTCATCACGGAGGCGCTGACGCCGGTGAGCACGGTCGCGATCGCGTCGACCATCAGGGTCGCGCCGGTGCCGGGTGTCGGCTTCTCGATCAGGTGGAGCGGCGTCGGCGCGTCGATCATAGCGCGAAGAAAGCCGAGCAGCATCAAGGCAACGGCATGCGCCCGCTCCGCGTGGCCGGTGAAGGGGAACTCGCCCAGCATGTCGTCGATGATGAGACTGCGCGCGGTCGCGATCTCCGCCGGCGACGGGCGCTCCGGCACCTGCGGCACGGCAAAGCCTGGTGTCGGCTGGTAGAGCAGCCGCGCATCGGGGTGGTAGCCGGGCTCGGTCAGGAGGGCGCCATTGCGGCCGAAGACCGGCGTGGTGACGATCCCCGCCAGGACCGGCAGGCCGGGATCGGGCGTCGACAGCAGCGACTTGATGAGCGGCGTCGGCGGATGCGCGGGAACGAGATCGCCGTTTCGCGCCAGACGCCGCCAATCGGCGAGCTTGGCCAGCATGTGCCGCAGGCGCTCTTCCGTGACGGGCCGGGCCATGGGCAGGCCGTCATCGTCGTGCACGGCCCATGTCGGCATACCGCCGCTGCGAAAGAGCCAGGGTGTCCTGTTCGAGGCGAGCAGCAAACCCCAGCTGCGTGCGTGGGCGCGGGCGAGATCGCCCTCATCGGCGCGCAGTTGCGGCAGGCGCCCCTGCGGCTCGGCGAAGCCGATCGGCCGGTTTCGGGCGCCATCCTGCGCATCCGTGCCATCCGCCACTGCACAAGGCTCGGCCGCGTCGATGATCTGACGGACAGCCTCCGCGCCGTTGCGCAGCAGAACGTCGTTGAAATCCTCGCCTTCCGCCCGCGGTAGGGCGATGGCGACGCTGCGGCCTTCCGCGAGGAGACGCCGCGCCGCCGCCTCGGCTGCACGAAGGCCAGCGCCCGACGCATCGTGGTCGGCGAGCAGAATGACACGCCGGGCATCTGGCGGCAGGACGACCTGTTCGAGATTGGTGGCCGAGAGCGTTGCCCATACCGCCATGCCCGGGCAGGCCGTCATCACGGCGAGCGCCGTCTCGATGCCTTCGCTGAGGCCAAGGACAGCATCGTCGGCGATCGGCGCCAGGCGCACGGCGCCGCCGCCGATCCGGCCCAGCATCTTCTTCGGCTTTTCAACCTCGGCTTTCGCCGCCCCATCCGGGCGCAGGTAGATGCGATGCAGAGCAACCACGCTGCCGACGCGGTCGCGAACCAGGCCGACGATGGCCGGGAAACCGGTCCTCGTATCCCAATGCGCGAGATCCGGATGGAACAGGAGGTCGGACGGTGGCGGGACCGTCAGTCCTCGTGCGCGCAGATAGGCCTCGCCCGGCGTGCCGGCGATCGGGAGGGCCCGCGAGAGGATGATCTCGATTTCTCGGGCAGAGTCTTTCTCCGGTTTCGCGGAAACTGCCGGGGGGTCGCGACGCGCTGGCGCCGCGGCGGACCATCCGACCAGATCGGCGGCATAGGCGAAAAGGTCGCGGCCCTTGAGGCCGGTCGCCTGTTCGAGCGTGCTCAGCGGCCCGCCGCCCTCGCCGCCGTCGAAGTCGATCCAGTCGCCGGCGTGCTCGCCTCTGAGCGTGATCACGCAGGAGCCGTTCTTTCGCGGCGCAGCGCCATTGATGTTGGCGAGGCGCCATTCGTCGCCGTTGCGACGGCCGTTCGGAAAGTGCTGCGGCACCCAGGCGCCGGTCCTGTCACGCAGGCCAGCCACGATGGCGTCGAGATCGTAATGGACCGCGGGCGTTCTGGTGGGGGCGGTATCGTTGAAGTCAATCAAGGATCACCAGCCCTTGCTCCGCGCGCGTGATGGCGGTGTAGAGCCAGCGGGCGCGGTCCTCGGCGGTCCGCCCGAGACCGTCGTCGTAGACGATCACGTTCTCCCACTGCGACCCTTGAGCCTTATGGCAGGTGATGGCGTAGCCCCAGACGCTCTCGACAAGTCCCCGCATGTCGCGCCAATCGCGGCGCAGGCGCTCGGCGTCGTAGGCGACGTGGTCGTCGAAATGCCCCTTGTAGAACCACTGGCGACCGGGAACGCTCGTCCCGTCCTCGGTGCGCACCGACGCGCTGAACGCGAGCGGGCTTTCGTCGCGGATGTCCGAAAGGTCGAGGAACATGCCATTGACGAGACCAAGATCGTGCCGGTTCTTGAGGCAGATGATCTTCTCGCCGAGCCCGCGCGGGTAAGCGTATGGAAAGCCGGCCGCCTGTTTCATCGCGGTGTTCAGAAACAGCCGCGTCGCGTTGCGGCCGCAGATCACCTGACCGCCCTTGAGGAATTGATGCGGGCCAATGTCGGAGCGCCGCATCTTCCAGACGAAGGCATCGTGCTCGCCGTAGGGAATGGGCAGGCTCTGCCGTGCCAGCGTCGCGAGGCGGATGATCGCGCTGGCCTCGGCCTGGCGATGGATGTTGGTCAGCATCACGTCGGGATCGGCGTCGGTGAAGGCGCCGTCGCCCTTGATCGGCGGCAACTGACCGGGGTCGCCGAGCACCAGGATCGGTTTGCCGAAGGCAAGCAGATCGCTCGCCATCTCGGCGCCGACCATGGAGACCTCGTCGAGCACGATCAGGTCGGCGTCGCGGACCAGCGACTGCTCGTTCAGAATGAAACGGGGCTGATGGATGTCGGCGAGCCGGAGCTCGAGGCGGCGGATTTGGGTCTCGGCGAAGGAGCGCTCGGCCGGTCCCATGGCGCGCACGCCTTTGAGCAGCGTCTCCAACTCGCGGGTGACGCGCTCGATTTCCTCCGGCGTCGCCTCGGAGACCTTGTAGATGAGGCTGTGGATCGTCGAGGCCGGCGTTCCCTTCCGGGTCATCACGAGGGCCGCCTTGCCGGTGAAGGCGGCATAGAGCACGCCGCCCGCACCACCCATGCGATCCATCGGTTCGAGACCGAGCTCGCCGATTGCATGCCGGGTGATGGTCGTCTTGCCCGTTCCTGCGTAACCGAACAGGCGGAACACCTGCTGATCGCGCGTGCCGCGCCGAAACCAGTTCTCGATCGCGGCGATTGCCGCCGCCTGCTGCGGAGACGGGATGAAGCTCATCGCTCGCCCTCCCAGCAGCGCTCCGCATAGGCGCACATGCGGCAGAGATAGAAGTCCTGGGCTGCGGCGATCCGCGGTGGGAGATCGCCGGCTGCCGCAGCGCGCAGGATATCGACGGCCTTGTCGGACAGCGCCTGCGCGCAAGGCGGATCGAACGCGACCACCTCGTGGTGGAGCGCCTCGTTGTCCTTGTTGAGGGTCGTGACGAGGGCGGTCTCCAGCTCCAGGTAGCCCATGTAGAGCTGGACCTGCGCGAAGTAGACCGGCTTGGAGGCGCGCAAGCCACGCTTGACCAGGTCGTTCCAGGATTTGGCGTTCAGCGCCTTGTGCTCCCAGAGCACGGGCCAGCGCAGGCCGACATCGGGGCCGGCGACGATCACGCCGTCGATGTGGCCGCGCAGCTTGCCGCCCGCCGCCTCGAACCCGAATTGTCCGCCGTCGGCGCGCTCGGTGCGAAGGTCGAAGCCCGCGCCGCGCAGCCAGCGGATGGAGAGCGTCTCGAACTGGTGGCCGGCGTCGAAGATGCGCAGGATCGCGCCATCGAAATCCCGTCCCTCATCCTTGGGCGTATGGGTCACCTCGTAGACGAGCTTGCGCGCGCAGGGCTCGCCGATCCGGCTGCCGCCGAGATAGTCGCGCTGCTGCTGCCGCCGATTGCGTGCGACCAGCGCCGCATCGATCAGGGCATTGACCCGATCGGACACGCTGATCGCGTGGCCGATGCGGCCATAGATGAAGCCGGAGCCGTGGTTGAGATCGATTCCCATGCGCCACCTCAAAAGGGAATCGGATCGTCGAGCGGGTCGCGGGCGGCTGCCTGGCGCTGCATCGACTCCTGAAACCCGTCGACGCAGGCCTCGATGATGCGATCGATCTCTTCCGGCTTCCGGTCGTAGAACGGCGCCATCAGGTCGAGCTCGGTGAGCGTCTCGGCGAGAAACCGGCGCGCCTCCTTGATCGCTCTGATCTCCATGTCGGTCTTGTCGATCATCCCGTTGTTCCTGTTGGCGAGCGCCGCGCCGACGTCGAGGCAGCGCATCGAGCAGAAGCGGTGGTAGGGAAAGCGGTCCCAGCGCAGCTGGTGGACGTAGCCGAAGCCCCGCGCCTGACGTCCGCAGACGGCGCAGACGGCTACCCGAGCAAGAGCCGGGTCAGGTCCTCGGCGTCGTCCGGCTGATCCTTGATCCGGTGCGAGGCCAGGACGATGAACCGCGCGATCGCGTTCGCCGCCATGGCTTCCAGTTCGGGGAGCGTGAGAGCGGCGATGGGCTGGTGAAGCCTTCCGCGTCCTTCGAGCCATTGTCCCATCGCCTTCGCTGCCTCGCGCGTGACGTGCGCCTGCCACTCATCGGCCGTCATGACGGTCAGGTGTTGAGCCAAGCCGGGCCACTCGGGGCCGGCGTCGCTGCAGGTGCGGCTGCCGGGGCCGTTGCCGGAGCCGTGCCCGGCTGTGCCGGCCGGCTCCAGGCCGGGGCAGCGCTCGCAGGCGGCGATGCGGCGGGCTGCCCCCAGGCCGGAGCTGCGGGCGATGCGGGTGACGCAGCCTTGGGCCGCGCGCGGGTGCTGGGGCTCGGCGCCAGCACCTCGCCGTCCATCACCTTCCGCCATTCCGGCTCGCTCGGCAGAACCACACGGTCGAGCTTGTTGCTGTCGCCGTAGCGCGGGTCGTCGCTGGGCTCGACCTTGATCTTGGCGACGAAGGTGATGCCGCTGAGGTCGGCCAGGCCGCGCAAGATCCGCTTCGACTTCGCCGCCTCGCTCATGTCCTGCGGATCGAGCCCGAGCGCGCTGTCGATCATCGCGCGGAAGCTCCCCTTCGAGATTTTCCAGCCGATAGAGACACCCTGCTCGTCGACCTTGCCGCCGGAGACGGTGAACATCTGCCAGAACTTGCGCCGGACGTGCGGACCCTCCGCGACGGTGAACTCGGCATCCACCATCAGCACGTCGCTGCCGGGCGCGTTCGAGGCCTTGAGCAGCCCCCGGTCGATCTCGCTCTGGCCGTCGGTCCCACCCGGCCGGATGGTCATGGTGACCTTGGCGAAGGTGCCGTCGGGGATCAGTTCGCCGCTCTTCTGCGGCTCGGCGTCGTTCATGTCGAAGCTCAT